CATATATGTACATCTCTGCCGTATAATCCTTGTAATATGAATGTCTACCACTAACAGGATCAATTATTGTGTCCATCCAAGTTTCAAATGTTCTTCTTTCCCACATATCTTTTCCAAGATAGAAGGTTAGTGTTACCTCAGAAGAGTACAAAGACTCATAAGGTATCTCTCTCATCGGTCCAGCGGCACTTTTGTCTGGTGTAGAAGCAAGTGACCTACCCGGCACCACACAAGAACTACACATTAAACTTAATCTGCCACCCAATGCCATATCAAATGCACCCATAACACCAGAAAACTCTATTAAATATTTATTCGGTGTAAAAACACCGAATTTTTTAATATTTGTTATCATTCTATCTATTCTTGGCATATATATTCTTCTTCTTATTAGTATTTATAATGACTAGATAAAACTATCTATACTGTCTTTCCATACTTTTCTTTTATTTGCTTTCCTAAATCTCTCTGTCGGTAGGTTTATTGCTATACCCCAATCAGCAGGAGGCACGAATAGCATCTCTGATTTAATTCTTCTTCTAAGATATTTCTTAAAGCATGGTTTAAAATACCTAAATTTCTTAAAACTTTTAAGTATATCATATGTCAATTTTATTCTAGTGGTGTTGTCAAATTTTTCATTGTTGGTTATGTCTAATAATCTATTAAACAATATCTGTCTATATTTTGGAGGTAGATAATGAAGGTTTAAACCTGTTATATATTTTCTATTAAATGTGATTGTAATAATTAAAGGGAAGGTGTCATAGTATGGTAGTTTATTCCTACCTTTAGGTAAATACCTAAACATGTACATTTTACCCACTCTTCTCGTTTTAGGGCCTGCTTCTTGAAGACCTTCGACCACATCATTGAAACCCAATTTGGTTCCTTTAACTAGTTTATTCACATTTCTTTTAAACCATTTCAAAGCATTGCTATCTGCAAGACTTACACCATCAAGATCTCTTAAAACTCTTAATATAGAAAATGGGTTTTCTTTTTTTGCCATTATTTTTTCTTCTTTTTATTACTCTTCTTTTTTTTAATAAAAAGATGATCCTCTGTTAGTATTTTAAACTTCCATCCTCTATTTTCAGCAAACTCTTCTGCTGCCTTCCATTTTGCACTATTTACTCCCCATCTCATAACTTCTGTTATGTACCTTCTTGTGGGTTTCTCTTTCTTTTTTGGTTCTTTACACTGTGCTTTAGGTTTAACTTCTATCAGTGTAACTTCTTTAAATCCTCTTTTATTTAAACTTTCTACTATAAAATCAACAAAATATCGGTGCCATTTACTATCTTTAGGCGATATGTACGGTACAACAACTTCTTCTGAACCCCAAGAAAGAACAGATTCATTATTATCACAAAACACCATAAACCGTCTTTCCCATAACGACCTATAAATTACCTTTGTAGGATTACCTAAATATTTGGAAGGATTTTTTGGTTTGTATTTTCCTTTATACGACATATTCAGAACCTTTATAAATATTTATACATACGGTGTATGATGTATACATAAAAGAAGAGGTTAAAAAAAAGGAGAACTACTATGACAGTTGCTGCCGTAGGAGGCCAAAACCCCGATCCAACTGGTGCGGGTGAACTTTTCGAAGATTTCAAATCTGGGGTGGATATTGCAACCGCAGGGGCTCTGGCAGGTTCAGGCAACTTCAATAACCTAAACGATTCTACAGGCACTGTAATAGTTTTTCCAGAAACAATGCATAACGACCCTCAATATGGTCATATTATCCATTTTGACATCTATAATAAAAAAAGACCAGCCATCTTCAAAGATACAACAACCACCACATCATCTGGTGAGGTTGCTACTGCGAAACAGCAAATACAAGCGACAAGTGTTGATATATCAGCAGGTTCACGGGAACAAATGCTTCAACAGATCGATCAAGCAACGCGGCCATTGGCATCAGTGCTGCAATCGGAGGTTACTTCCACGGAAAGGATAGGTCAAGCAACAGAAGAATCTCTAGATAAAATTACTTTATACATGCCTAAAGGTATACGAAATGCCGACTCTATAAATTATTCTGATGTTGATTTTGGTTTAATTAAAGGAGCAATGGAGGGCAACGTTGCAGCACTCGTCCCCGGCCTGGCACAAAAGATGGCAGGATTTGTTGATGGTCTTGCTGAAATCACCTCTACAGAGTTAAACACCGCACAAGCAATGTCAAGTTGGTCTGGTGCATATAGAAATCCAAGAAAAGAACAACTATTTGAAGGTGTTGGATTAAGAAATTTTGATTTTACCTTTAATTTATTCCCCAAATCTGAAAAAGAATCTCTGGATGTTATGCGTATGATTAAATTGTTTAGATTTCATGCATATCCAGAGATAGTACCAAATATGGCATTTTTTAGGGTTCCATCTGAGTTTCAAATAACATATATTGATCTCAAATATCCAACCAGTAATCCACTTCAAGATGTGTTTGGTGGTGGAGATGATAATATTACAGCAAAAGAAAATGCATGGTTACATAAAATAGCAAGGTGTGCACTAACAAATGTTACTACTGAATATTTTCCAATGGATTCTTTATCAACATTCAGGACTGGTGCACCCACCATGGTTAACTTATCTCTTACTTTTACTGAATTAGAAGTAATAAGTAGAAATCACGTTAGAGCAGGATATTAATAATAGAAATGTCATATTTTAGTAAATTTCCACAAATACGGTATTCTTTTGATAATGGTAAAACTAATAAAATTGCTATTGATATTTTAAAAAGAGTTGGTTTTAGAGACTATCTTAAAGACAATATTGGTTTTTTTATAGAATACAATGTAAAAGATGGCGACACACCAGAAATGGTTGCACATAAGATGTATGGAAGTTCTGAACTTCATTGGATAGTACTCCTTTTTAATGAAATTGTTAACCCATTTTATGATTGGCCGATGTCTACCAGAAAATTAGAGTCGTTTATTAAAAAGAGATATCCAGGCAGTGCGTTCTTTTTAACAGATGAAAGTGGTGGAACAGGAACATTTGCAAATGTCCATTTTGAAAAAAACTGGACAGTGTTGGGTGTTAATGGTAATACATATGACGATTTACAGTCAGCAGTCTATGGACAAACAAATGCCGCATTGGTGTATAAATGGGACAAGTCTTTGTCAAAACTGGAAGTAACTGATATTTCTGGTGATTTTTCTACTGGTGATTTTATTGTTGCAATAGGCACTTCTGCTGACGGTTCAACCTATAATGTCGGTGCACATCTTTCTAGGGTAGTGGACTTAAATTATTCCGCAGTTCATCATTTTGAAAACACTATAGACAATACTATATTAAACCCTCTTGGCGCTCCACCTACAGGTGGTACTGGAGAACAAATACTTGTTGGTCGCACTGGTGGTGCTGGTGCTTACTCTTCTTCTGCTGTGACTTATGATGATACTGTATTACAAAACTATGTTGCAGATACCTACAGTGGTTTTGCTGTAACTAATTATGAATATGAAACAGAACAAAATGAAAACTTCAGAACAATAAAGTTAATTAAACCCGAACACATACAAAGAATAACCAGTGAATTTGAAAACTTGATGAGAGGTGGTTAGTGTCTGATTATACGAAATTAAATGATATTGATATTGAGGATATACAGATCCGACGCATCGGTGCTCAGCCGGCTGGCTCAGCACGAAGCATAAAGAATATTGTTAAACACGTAAGCATATATGAAGACATACATTCTCCCTTTATAACTGGTTACATGTATGTTTCAGATGCAATGGGTTTTCGTTCCAGTTATCCAATTTTGGGACAAGAATTTATCATGATCATATTTAAAACGCCTGGTTCACAAAGAATCACCACCTACAACCCCACTGGTACTGATGAACACTGGTACGCGATTACTTCTATCTCCGATAGAACAAAGGCAGTGGGTGATCGAGGTGAAATGTATAGGATAAACTTTACATCTGTTATGTCCTTCCAAGATGTGCAATCGCGACTGAAACAACCCAGTGATATTAGTCTTGGCCCAATTCCAATTTCAGAAATGGCCCGCCTAATAGAGAACACTTATCTTAGGGGCTCCTACCGACCGGATAATGCGCCGCCGTTACTAGCAGCAGAGTTTTTTGATGTTGAGGAAACTAAAAACAGTTATAAATTTGTTTATCCAAATTTAAAACCAACTGATATTCTACGATGGTTATCAACAATGGCTATGTCTAAAGATCCACCACACCATGCTAACTATTCTTTTTGGCAGTCACTTGATGGGCGATTTCACTTTAGATCCTTAGGATCATTAGCAGAACAAGATAAAACCAAAACCTACTATTTAAGTCCTTCTGGACTTCGTACAAGTTTAGAGGAACAAAGACATATTATACAAGATTATGAACTGAGTAAAGATTTTACTGTTATGGAAGATGCTTTTAATGGTCTTTATGGCTCTACTTTACACACTCATGATATAACCACCAAAGAGGTATCTTCTGTAGTATGGGTGTATGATACTGACTCATTTTCAGAAACTGGTCATGTTGAGCCCAACAGCGTGAATGATATACCGTCTTCTGAACTCTACACGGAGTGGAGGGAGAACAACCCACAAAGTGGTGCGTATATAAGTGGCCCAGAATATTTTAAACCAAAACAAAGTGATGCATTTGCTGATGACATTTATGTAACAGAGGTGCCCACTATTAAATATAACATAGTGGCTGGTTTTAATAACTCTGATCCAGAAGAATGGTTTCAAAAAAGAAAATCCTCAATGGGTTTTTGGGGAAACAGTGTGGTCAATATAAGAGTTGCAGGTGATTCCACACTTAGAGTGGGCCAAGTAGTAGAGATAAAAATACCTAGAACCGATCCGAGAATAACAATTGCTGAGGATCCATATGATAGACTTGAGAGTGGTAGATATTTAATTACTAGTGTCAGACACGTTATCGTTAGTACAGATGTGCCTGATTACACATGTCAATTAGAACTGTCTAGAGATTCTCTTCCGTCTAAAGTACAGCCCATAGTTATGCCTCCTTTACATGATGTTGTGCGAAAGTTAAATAACGAACAGACAACACAAGAGAGAGATTTTCTAGTATGAATGAATGTGAATTAAAAGACGCTTTTGTTTGGTTTCAAGGTGCTGTAGAAGATAGAAATGATCCTTTAAAACTTGGTAGGTGTCGTGTTCGTATTGTTGGTTGGCATGATGGAATGGATGAATACGAATCACCGAAAACGGAAGACTTACCATGGGCACACCCAATACAGCCCATAACTTCTGCCGCTATGAGTGGAATTGGTCAAACACCACTCGGCCCAGTAGAAGGTACATGGGTATTTGGATTTTTTAGAGATGGTCATTCTGCTCAACAACCCGTTATTATGGGAACTTTGGGTGGTATACCTCAAGAGCATAAGCAAAATGTTCCTTCTGGACCACCATATACTGGAAAACGCATAAAGTATCCAAAGTTTGGTGATCCGAGAGGTACAACCTCTCCTGAGTCACCATATGGAACATATCCAAGACAAGAATACATGGGCGAACCTGATACCAATAGATTAGCAAGAAACGAAAACATTAATGATACCATCATGAAGGACAAATTAAACGACCAAGATGCGATGTATAGTGCAACTGGCATTGGTGATCCTGACATAATTAGTGAGCCAGATGTGCCTTATAATGCATCATATCCTTTTAACCACGTTTATGAATCTGAAAGCGGACATATCATTGAAATAGATGATACAGAAGGTGCAGAAAGGATTAACATACATCATAAATCGGGAACATTTATTGAAATTCATCCTGATGGTAGCATGGTTAGAAAAGTTGCTGGCAAAGGTTATGAGGTAATAGTTGACGACGATAGTGTACATGTAAAAGGTAATTATAATATAGCAGTAGATGGAGATGCAAGCATTTACACAAAAGGAGATTCACGTACAAGGACTGACGGTGATCATACAGTGGAGGTGGTTGGAGATTATGAGTTGAATGTTGGAGGTATGGTGAGGGTTGCTGCCGGTCAAGGTAGTTCGCATCTCCAAATGGACTCATCAGCAATTAGACTGGTTAACGGAACAGGGATACACCTAAACTAATAACATTATGTCAACAGATATAGGAAAAAACATTGTAGATCAACTGGAAAGGTCTGGAGTAGATTTAGAACTCTCCAGTGCTGATAATGATGCTGTGGTTGTATCTTCTGATTCAATAAGAGATTTAACTGAAGAAGAAACCAATGCAATAAATGTCAACCTAACAGAAGTGGTTGCAGAAGTCGCTTCCAAAATAACCACTAGCAATGAAGGTGTTGCTCCAAAAGCAGTTTATAGGGTAAAGTCCATATCTGCTACTGCAGGGATTCCTATTTTACAAAGTGAAAAAGG